CATGGTCAAGGGCGTCGGTGCCGAGATTGAGGCCCACACCTTTGATGATGTTGCTACCTATGCCGGACTTGACGCAGAGTGGACGTGGAAGCTTTGGAATAAGTACTCTCCTAAGCTTGACGAAGATAACGTGCGTGGAGTGTTTAACCTAGAGATGGACGTACTCTACGTAATTTCTAAGATGGAATTGCACGGTGCGGACATTGATGTAGAGGCTTTAAAGGTTCTTAAGGTGGACCTGGAGTCTCAGTTAGAAACCACTAAGGCTGACATCTATCGTTTAGCTGGCAAGGCTTTTAACATTAACAGTGTTCCTGAGAAACAAAAACTACTCTTCTCTGCGAAGAAGGACGGTGGTCGCGGACTTCGACCTCGCGTTCTTACCCCGAAGGGCGTCACTAATAGCGAAAACGGTATCGCTCCCGTTATATCAGACTACTCGGTGTCTGAGCCTGCGCTAAAAGCATTCCAGGGCAAGGATGCTTTAGTTGACGCCCTTCTCAACTATTCCGACTTAAACAAGTTGCTTACTACATATGTAATCCCATACTTAGGTGGAGACATTACACGCACTACTGGTGGCAAAGCAAAGACTGTCGCTAAGAAATCTCTGCTACTCAAGGGCCGGATTCACACAGACTTTATCCAGTATGGTGCAGATACCGGTCGCTTCTCAAGTCGCAACCCTAACTTACAGAATGTGCCTAACCCACGCACAGATAACGGAAAAGCTATCCGTAATCTGTTTGTAGCTCCAGAGGGTCACCAGCTAGTAGTGGCTGACTATTCTCAGATCGAGCCTAGAATCCTCTCATCATTCAGTAATGATAGGGTTTTATGTCAGAACTATGTTGACGGCGTAGATATCTATACAACCATTGGCGACACAGTTGGAATCACCCGCAGTGGTGCAAAGACTTTGGTGCTAGGTATGATGTACGGTATTGGTCCTGAGAAGATCGCTACCTCTATTGGGGTCACTGGACGTGAAGCCAGAGACTTACTAGATAGCTTTGGACGCAAGTTTCCTGCTATCTCTCAGTATAAGAGGCGTGTGGTAGCTGAGACCCGTAGGCGTGGTCCTGTTCCGTACGCCCTTACCTACATGAACCGACGTCGTTATCTACCCGACATGCTTTCCAGGGAAATGGGTAAGCGTGCTAGCGCAGAACGACAGGCGTTTAACACGGTTATTCAAGGTTCCGCAGCCGACCTAATCAAGTTGGCTATGGTACGGGCAGAAGGTTTACTACCTGATAAGGCTGCCATGATCCTGACTATCCACGATGAACTAGTCACGGTTGCTCCAAAAGAGATCATCGAAGAAACAGCAGCCGCTATTCGTGAGGCTATGGAAGGCATCAAAGCCTTGTCTATCCCTATGCTAGCAGATGTTAAAATTGTAGATAAATGGGGAGAGGCTAAGGACTAATGTTTAGACGTAAGAAGAAAAGAAGGATTGAGGTAAAGCACATACCTCTGCCTATCCTCATCAGGCAAGCCATCTATGACTCTATGCTTGAACCATCAGAGGGTATTGCAGAGGCTATGGGATTGCCTCCTATCTCTGATGAGGTAGCTGAGATGGAAGTTGCCGCAAGTCAAAATCGTCTAGAACGATTTGCAAGGCTTCTTCCCTTTATAGATTCGCATGCAGACATGTGTTCTCGAATCTGCACAGCGGCCTATCTTTTAGAAGATGATGGGGAACAATTAGATTCCCTAGGAGATCTTGATATAGAGAGCATGACCAGCCTGTTCAGGGTTGTAGCTATCTCTTCAACCATCTCCTGCATATCAACATTATTTAATCTCGAGTTAATAGAATCAAAGGTGGAATCACATGGCGAATAGCGATTGGTGGTCTAAGAAGATGGGTGCTCCAGCAGCACCTCGTCAAGCCACTCCTCCAACAGGACCTTCTCAACCGGTAATCTACACTCCTCCGGCACAGCAGCCAAACGTTCAGGTTAACTATGATCCTAATGCAGATCAGTTAACAACCAAAGCGCAGAGTGCTAAGCGTGCCGAGTATTGCCCTAACTGTTCTTCCGGCAATTACTTTGCCCCTCTAGGTACTCAGCGTATGCGATGCTACGACTGTGGCTACCCAGTAATGCAGTCTGGTTCCGGTGCCGGTCTTCCTAGTGGAAGCGGAGGAGCTACAGCTACTCCAGCTAAGCAAGTAGGACAAAGTGGTGGGTTTAATCCAAACATTATCGTAGATAGGATCGGTTAATGACAATGACAATCAATTCAGACGCACTCAAGGTTGTAGCCCTGCTTAACAAGAAGCTTGGTCCTAACACCGTAGTTGCTGCTAGCGATGTGGTTCTCAACCCACGTATTACCTCAGGCTCCTTAACCTTAGACGTAGTGCTCGGCGGAGGCTGGGCTATGAACCGTTGGGTAGAGCTTATTGGTGAGGCTTCTCATGGTAAAACAGCTATTGCCTTGCGCACTATCGCTGCTAATCAGAAGATTAACCCAAACTTCACAGCTGTATGGATTGCAGCAGAAGACTTTGACTCTAAGTATGCAGAGCTTTGTGGTGTGGATACTGAGCGGGTCATCCTTGTAGAAACTAACAATATGGAGGACGCCTATGAAGCGGTCATTAAGTTCATGGAAAGTAAGTCCGTGGATATGGTTGTTATTGATTCTCTTCCTGCCCTGGTTCCTGGAGCGGAAGACGAGAAAGAAATGGATGAGTTCACGGTAGGACGCGGTGCTCTAATCACCAATAAGTTCTTCCGTAAGGTTGCCTCAGCAACTAAAAGAGATTTGATTGAGTCAGAACGCCCAGTCTTGGGCATGATGATCAACCAATACCGTATGAAGATCGGCGTCATGCATGGCGATCCTCGTACAACCCCAGGGGGTCTTGGCAAAGACTATGCCTACAGTATCCGTTGCGAAGTAAAGCGTGACGAATGGCTCGAGGTAGGCACCGGACAAGAGAAGCGTCGTGTGGGGCAGACGATTCGCGTCCGTACTATTAAAAACAAGACCTACCCTCCACAGCAGACAGCCTACCTCGACTTCTACTTCTCCGATGGTGGACCTATTGATGCGGGTAATTACGACTCTGGAAAAGAGATCGTAGCCCTCTCAATCCTCAACGGCATCGTAGAACGTCGTGGTGGCTGGATGTACTATAATGATCGTAAGTGGCAAGGCTCTCAGGCTCTCATTGACTCTATCCGTGAAGAGATTGACTTAAAGGAAGAACTAACCGCAGCGGTTATGGATACCTTGAAGTCTTCTCCAGTACTGATGATGAGTTCTGATGAAGAGTGAGGGTCAGAAGCAGTCTCTAAAGCATGAAAAGCGTTTAGAGAAAGTAGCAGGCGGCAAGCGCAACGCCGCATCTGGTGCTTTTTGGTCTCGTAAGGGGGACGTCAGAACAGACGACCTCCTTATCGAGCACAAGTGGACCGGTAAGAAGTCGGTAACAATCAAGTCAGAAGTACTTGAGAAGATTACCAAAGAAGCAATTTTGGATAGCAGAATGCCTGTACTGGGTCTGCATCTCGATGGTGAAAACTACGTGGTACTACTGGAGGAGGATTTTTTTGAACTGCGTAACGCAGTAAGAGGTGAGTAGTGCCAAACAAATATGACCCGCCATGGACTTGGAGATATGACGCCAAGTGTCGGGGAGAAGATACAGAGATGTTCTTCCCACCCAGAGACAAAGCTCTATACAAGCCCATAGCGGATAAGGCTAAGGCAATTTGTTGGGGCAAGGATGGTAGACCTCCTTGTCCGGTAAGAAAAGAATGCCTTAAAGAAGCACTCGTAAACGAGGAGCTTCATGGGATTTTTGGTGGACTATCACACCGAGAACGTAATGCGGTAGAACGCAAGATGCATAAACAAGGTGTCACTCTTGATGAGTGGCTAGAGCTGGAGGGCAAATATGGGAAAGCCGACGACAATTCCGAGCAAGGATCTAAAGGCATTTCTAAATAGTAACAAGCGCGAGAGCAGGTTGCTTGGTGCCTTAGAGCGTCACGTACTTGCACAGCCGTTTGATGAGCGAGATCAGTCTTATATCCATCCCTCAGATATTATCAAGCAAGAGTGGTGCGCCCTTGCTCAGTATCATGCCATCAAGGGAAACTACATTGAGACTCGTGACAAGACAACCCTGCGCCTAGCATCTATCTTTGCTGAAGGCCACACCATCCACGCCAAGTGGCAGAACTGGTTTAGAGAGATGGGCGTACTTTACGGTATGTGGCACGGTCCCACAGGTAAAGGTTGGGACCTGTCGTCTAACAATGTAGACATTGAAGATGAGTACCTAGAGGTTCCCTTACGTAGCGACAAGTATATGATGCGTGGGCATGCCGATGGATGGATCAAAGGCCTAGGAGATGATTGCCTCATTGAGATTAAGTCTATTGGTACAGGCACTATCCGCATGGAGATGCCTGCCCTAATGGCTCAATACAATAATGATATTGATGTGGTGTGGAAGAACATCCGCACCCCTCTTCGCTCCCACCAGTTGCAGGGTCAGGTTTACCTACACCTTTGCCATCTGATGGTGGAAGAAGGGTTGCTTGAGACTGCTCCAGAGGAGATTGTATTTCTTTATGAGCTTAAAGCTAACCAAGAATATAAAGAGTTCGTAGTAAAATACAATCCAGACTACACAGCTGAGATCTTTGATAAAGCTAGAGATGTAGCCTGGGCTGTAGAGAACAACAGGGAGCCTGTATGTAACCAGGATCCTGTTAAGGGGTGCAAGCGTTGCGCTCCATTTAGGGGGGAAAACAAGTGAGCATCAGCACTAAAGTAGTAGAGGCTCTCAATGAACTTGGGTTTGCTTTAACACCAAAGCCAGAGTACGAGATCCCATCACTTCCCAGAGATATAACTGAGCTGGATGACGAAGCCCTTATGGACTTATTCGTTCAGTACACTCAGTGGAACGACCACCTAGCCGGAGCTTTTGCTATAGCTGTGGTTAATGAACGTGAGGCCGATAGCGCTCTAAAGAATGCCGAAGCTGTAGCGTTGCTTAGTAACTGGACCGGAGCTAAAGGAGACAGAGTAACCTTAGTAAAGGCTCAGATTCAAGCGTCGGAGGCTATCCAGGATCTAATCTATGATTACGATACTAAGTACGCTTTCCGTAAGCTAATTGAAACTAGAACTCAAAACATTGAGAGGGATGCCAACGTGGTATCTCGTGAACTTACCCGCCGTACATCGGATGGCGGATTACGATCAAGACAGAGGAGGTATACAACATGACAGGTTGCTATGAATGCGACGGAGAAGGTTGGGTTGACGAAGGAAATCTAGTTATCTGCGATGCCTGTGATGGTTATGGAGATGATTGGGACGAGGCAGATGATGATTATCTGTCAGAAGAAGAGGAAGACTACCTAGCGGAATATATCCAAAAGATTCTTAACCATAGGGGTTTTGTAACACTCTTTACTTTAGACTTTGAAAATAAAACTTCATATAGAAACATCTACTTCCAGTGGCGTAGTCGTAAGTGGTTGCTTCTAAAACTTCCAACAAATAAGAGGTTTTTTCTATGAGCACAGAAGGTAAGTGGGAACAATTATCTTTGTTTAGCGATGAGGAGTTAGGCATTGAGCCTCAGACTCTTCCTATGGCAAACAAAAAATGTTGCGAGGAGTGTACCTGTGAGCAATCCAGCCAAGGCTAAGGGCAGCGGTGCAGAGCGTGCTGTAGTGGCGTGGCTCAAGCAATGGTTTCCCTACGCAGACCGTAGGCTAGCTGGGGCTACCCTTGATAAAGGGGATGTCTCAGGTATCCCAGGAGTAACCATCGAGATCAAGAACCATGCAACCATGAAGTTATCTGAGTGGGTCAAGGAGCTTGAGACTGAGATGAAGAACGACGGGGCCTGGACTGGAGTGGTTATCCATAAGAAAAAGGGAACCACAGATGTGGGCCAGTGGTACGCCACAATGCCTGCTTCAGTCTGGGTTGACCTCCTGGGTAGGGGACTAAAGAATTAGGGGCTTATAGACGTACTGACGGCCGTTTAAAGGGTATTGTAGGACCAGGTGGGCGACCTAAAAATCGAACCTAAAGGACTACAAATCGTGACTGAATCAACAGAAGAAAAGTTCCTACGCGTAGGCGCAGGATCTAATGCACAATCAGTGGGCTCAGCTATTGCCCACGCCCTATATGAAAAGCCTGAAGTACGCCTACGGGCAGTAGGCGCCTCAGCAGTAAACCAGGCGGTTAAAGCAATTGCCATCGCAAGTGGCTACGTGGCACCAAGAGGTATGAACCTGAGCTGTCGTCCAGGATTTACTACGGTAGATTCACGGGATGGACAGATTAGCGCGATTGTCTTTACAATCACCGCAAATTAATATAAGATTTGAGATGAGATCTCACCTCTAACAGTTAGGTACCAACATGGCAAAGTCAGATATCGATGTTGCAGTAGCAGCGGGTAACACTCAGGGACGTCAAGTCGAAGGTCCTGGAGTTTCATTTACCAACGCTTCTGGAGCAGCATCAGCAAACACAAAGCTCGAGCCTCGCAATGATGTGCAGGCTGGAGACCCAACAGCTGCAGGAACTCGCGTAGCACGTCCAAACCGTCCTATGTCCGCAGCTGAGCGCAATGGTGCAGCACATACCATTGTGACTTCAATTGTAAAGCAGAACGAACCATCAGCAGGAGCAACACTAGCAAACGCTAGGGTTATTCCAGCAGCTACAAAGCGTAGCTTCTCAGGTGGAATTGATTCTTCTTACTAATCTGTGGTAATATATTTAATAGGGGTCTTTATAGGCCCCTATTAAGTAAAGGGGGGGGCACTATGAGTTTAGACTCTTTGTATCAAAAAGCAAAAGTAGAAAATCCAAATGTAGCTGGCAAATGTTCGGTAGGTGCCTGGGCTACTAATCTTAATGAGGCTGATTCTAAAGCCTTTGAAGAATCCTTAAATGATGATGACTTCTCTACTCGAAGTCTTCACACGCTTTACAAATCTGCAGGAGCACCATTCGGACTAACAACGCTCAAAGAGCACAGAAACGGAAACTGTTCATGTCGCTAGAAGACGCATACAACTCAGCCAAAGCAGACGGAGCGTTAAGTTCCATTGACAAACTACTCAAGGCTAACGGACTTACCCCAGATGATGTGGGTAAGATCAGCAAGGTCAGCCTGTCAACTAACCCAGATGATACTAAGATCATTCTGTCTCCTAAGTGGAGTGAGGGTCCTAAGTGGCAACCTGTACAGGCTGCAGACCCAGTAATCATTAATCCAAAACCAACCCCGACCCCTGCCCTGATCAGCAGTGGCTGGAAGGTTGCTGTCGCCCTGCCCGATCCACAGATCGGCTACCGTAAGAACGAGGACGGAACTCTAGATCCGTTCCATGATGAGGATGCTATGGATGTGGCGCTTCAGATTGTAGGGCTAGACCACGGTCATCCACTAGACCAAATTATTAACTTGGGCGACTTCCTAGATCTCCCTATGTTTGGAACATATGAACAGGAGTCTAACTTTGCTCATACTGCTCAGCTCGCTATTAATAGGGGCCATCGTTTTCTTGCTGAACAAAGGGCGAACGGTGGGGCAGATGCCCGCATCATTCTTCTTGAGGGAAATCACGATAAGCGTCTCAATCGCTTTATTAACACTAATGCTGCTGCGGCATATGGTCTAAAAGTAGCCAACATGCCAGATTCTTGGCCAGTTTTAAGCCTACAGAATCTACTACGTTGTGATGAATTAGGGGTGGAGTTTATCGATGGTTACCCAGCTGGAGCACATTGGATTAATAAGCGCCTACGTGCTGTTCACGGTGATCGTGCTAATGCATCTGGCTCAACGGCTGCACAATATGCGAATTCGAATCCAAATATCTCTACGTTATTTGGTCATACTCATCGCATGGAACAGCAATCCAAGACTGTATTTGATCGTGACCAGGCCATTAAAAGTGTCTCTTTTAGCCCGGGATGCCTCTGCAGGGTTGACGGTGCAGTCCCTTCCGTTAAGGGCGGTGTTGATGTCAAAGGCCAAGCTCTACAGTATTTTGAAAATTGGCAACAAGGAGTAAGTGTTATCTTCTTTAAAGATGGGGACGATGACAGCTTCCACTTCGACCAAGTTCATATACATAAAGGTAAGACTATGTACCGCGGTCAGGAGATTGTAAGTACGCTTAAGTAACTGCGTTTAGCAGTACGAATAGGTCGGTGTAATGCATAATATGTGCATACGCCGACCTATTTTATTGGAGAGATGTGAGCCAAAACACTATTAATATTTTGCAAGGTATCTCTGCAGCGATTGCTATTATCGCAGCCGTAGGCGTTATTTTGCGCTGGG